GAATTATATACATTGTATAATATAATTCCTTCATATGATACCTTGAAAGAAAAGGTAATGGCCGAAAATTCTAAAAATACTACTCTTAAAGTACATTTAGATACATTAGAAGATATAAGAAAATTTGAAGTACCCGATGTACAATGGGTAAAAAATACAACATTATTATTTTGTAAACAACAAGTATTAAAAAGAGAATTAAAAGTAGTACAAAAAATAATTGACCAAGGACATTTTACAGAATATCCAAAAATAGAAAAAATTATACAGGACGCGTTACAAGTTGGAATAGATTCAAATGATGTACGAGATGCTTTTGAAAATATCGAAAGTGTATTAGAAAAAGATTCCAGAATACCTATACCTACAGGTGTAAATGGTATAGATAGAGTTTTAAAAGGTGGTCTTGGTATTGGTGAATTAGGGGTTGTCTTAGCACCTACAGGGGTTGGAAAAACTACTATATTAACCAAATTTGCTAATAGTGCATTTAATTCAGGATTTAAGGTATTACATATATTTTTTGAAGATAATATGAATAATGTTTTAAAGAAACATTATACAATATGGACTGGAATATCACCCGATGACCAAGTAACTAGAAAAGATGAAGTAATTACAATTGTAAAACAGAAAAAAAATGAATCAAAAGGTGTTTTAAAATTAATTAAATTACCTAGTGATTCACTTACAGTTTCAGGTTTAAAATCAAAACTAAGAAAACTTGCTACAGAAGGTTTTATTCCAGATCTTTTAGTAATTGATTATGTGGATTGTATAGTTCAAGAAAATAGTAATATGTTAGGTGAAGAATGGAAAAGTGAGGGTTCAATAATGAGACATTTGGAAGCTATGACATCTGAATTTGAAATTGCTTTGTGGACAGCAACACAAGGTAATAGAGATTCAATATCATCAGAAGTAGTAACAACAGATCAAATGGGGGGGTCAATTAAAAAAGCACAGATAGGTCATGTTGTTATATCTGTAGGTAAAACATTGGAACAGAAAGAACATAATTTAGCAACGGTTACTATTTTAAAATCTAGAATAGGACCTGATGGTATTATTTTTACTAATTGTAAATTTAATAATGAATATCTTGATATAGATACTGAAAGTCAAACTACATTATTAGGTCACGAAGAAGATAAAATTAAAAAACGTGCTAATAGACAAAAAGAAATGTATGAACGAGCACAACAAAAAAGAAATCCTCAAATAATAAAAGAAGAAAATAAATAAAAAAAAAAATAAAGTAAAAATGGATATTTCACAAAAAATTTTATCTGATTTGACGGTGTATATGAAGTATGCTAAATATATACCTCAATTAAATAGACGAGAAACATGGGATGAGATCGTAACTAGAAATATGAATATGCATATAAAAAAATACCCACAAATAAAAGAAGAAATAAAATACGTTTATCAATTTGTACATGTTAAAAAAGTTTTACCATCAATGAGATCAATGCAATTTGGTGGTAAACCAATTGAAATTAGTCCGAATAGGATTTTTAATTGTGCATATACCCCTATCGATCATGTTGATGTTTTTTCGGAAATTATGTTCTTGTTATTAGGAGGTACGGGTGTTGGTTATTCAGTTCAAAAACATCATGTAGAAAAATTACCTGAAATTAGAAAACCAAATAAAAATAGAACTAGACGATATTTGATAGGTGATAGTATTGAAGGATGGGCGGATTCAATTAAAGTTTTGATAAAAACTTATTTTGGGTTATCTTCGTCAATACCTATTTTTGATTTTTCAGACATAAGACCAAAAGGGGCACAATTAGTAACATCAGGTGGTAAAGCACCTGGACCACAACCGTTAAAAGATTGTATTCATCATATAACTAAAATTTTAGAATCTAAAGAAGATGGTGATAAATTAGAACCAATTGAAGTTCACGATATTATATGTCATATTGCTGATGCTGTATTAGCTGGTGGTATTCGTAGAGCGGCATTAATTTCATTGTTTAGTGCAGATGATAATGAAATGATATCTTGTAAATCAGGACAATGGTGGGAAAAAAACCCACAAAGAGGAAGATCAAATAATTCAGCTGTTTTATTACGACATAGAATAACTAAAGAATTTTTTATGGATTTATGGCATAGAGTTGAAGCTTCTGGTGCGGGAGAACCTGGAATTTATTTAACAAACGATAAAGAATACGGTACAAATCCATGTTGTGAGATAGCTCTTAGACCAAATCAATTTTGTAATCTATGTGAAGTTAATGTTTCAGATATTGAATCACAAGAAGATTTGAATGAAAGAGTTCGTGCAGCTACATTTATTGGTACATTACAAGCTGGATATACAGATTTTCATTATTTAAGGGATATTTGGAAAAGAACAACTGAAAAAGAAGCCCTTATTGGTGTTTCTATGACTGGAATAGGTTCAGGAAAAATTTTACAATATGATACGAAAATTACTGCTAAAATAGTTAAAGAGGAAAATGCACGTGTTGCTGAATTGATTGGTATTAATAAAGCTGCACGTACTACCACAGTAAAACCAAGTGGAACTGCATCTTTAGTTTTAGGTACTTCAAGTGGTATTCACGCATGGCATAACGATTATTATATACGTAGAATAAGGGTAGGAAAAAATGAATCTATTTATACCTATTTAATGATAAACCATCCTGAATTATTAGAAGATGATTTTTTCAGACCACATGACACAGCAATAATATCTGTTCCACAATCGGCACCAAAAGGTTCTATTTTAAGAACTGAATCACCAATTCAATTGTTAGAAAGAGTAAAACATATTTCACAAAATTGGATTAAACCAGGTCATAGAAATGGTTCTAATACACATAATGTATCTGCAACTATAAGTTTAAAACCCCAAGAATGGGAAGAAGTTGGTGAATGGATGTGGATAAATCGTGATTATTATAATGGATTATCGGTATTACCATATGATTCGGGAACATATAAACAACCACCATTTGAGGATTGTACAAAAGAACAATTCGATGAGTTATTTTCAAAATTACATACAATTGATTTAACTAAAGTAATAGAACTACAAGATGATACAAATCTTTCAGGGGAACTTGCTTGTGCTGGAAATGCATGTGAAATTAAATAGTTTTTTATAAAGTTATAGTTATACAGGTGTAATCTTATATTCTATCTGGACAATCAGGACATTAAGAAAATGTCTTGATTTTATTTTTTAAAATAGATATATTTATAGTTATGGCGACATATGGTATTGATTTTCCATTTAGAGATAGTAGAACGGGTGATTTTCTACAAATGACAACAACTCCGGAAAAAGAAATAAGAGCGGATCTTATTCATTTACTTTTAACTAGAAAAGGTAGTAGATATTTTTTACCTGATTTTGGAACTAGATTATATGAATATATATTCAATCAAAATGATATGATAACACATAGTCATATTGAAGATGAAATTAGAGAGGGTGTAAGAAAATATATTCCCAATTTAGATATTAATTCTATTACTGTTATTTTTGCTGAAGACGATCCTGATTCAATGAGAACATATAGTGAAGAGGAAGATGAAAGATTATTTAGAGTTTCATCTGAATCTAGTAAACCATATACTGCCATAGTTAAAATAGATTATACAGTTAATAACGGAGCATTTTCATCTTCTGATTTCATAATCATCAATATATAATAATAATTAATAATAATATATTTAAAAAACATTATAATGTCAAAACAGATTTCATACGCAACTAGGGATTTTTCAGGTTTAAGACAAGAACTAATTAACCTAACAAAACAATATTATCCTGATTTAATTAGTAATTATAATGATGCATCAATTTATTCTGTATTATTAGATTTAAATGCTGCAGTGGCAGATAATTTACATTTTCATATTGATAGAGTATGGCAAGAAACAATGTTGGATTTTGCACAACAAAGACAATCATTATTTCATATTGCTAAAACATATGGTATGAAATTACCGGGTTTAAGACCATCAGTTGCGTTATGTGATTTCAGTATTAATGTTCCAGTTAGAGGTGATAAAGATGATGAAAGATATGAAGGTATTTTAAGAGCAGGAGCACAAGTATCGGGTGGTGGACAAATTTTTGAAACAATTGAAGATATTGATTTTTCTAATCCATTTAATAGTAGAGGCGAACCAAATAGATTAAAAATTCCTAATTTTGATAATAACAATAAGTTAGTATCTTATACCATTGTAAAAAGGGAAGCTGTAGTTAATGGTGTAACAAGAATTTATAGAAGAGTTATAACAGAATTAGATCAAAAACCTTTTTTAAAGTTTTATTTACCAGAAAAAAATGTTTTAGGGGTTACATCTATTATACATAAAGATGGAACAAATTATGGTGCTAATCCAACATATTCAGAGTTTGTGTCGAATGTAAATAAATGGTATGAAGTTAAATCTTTAGTAGAAAGTGAAGTTTTTGTTGAAAATTCAACATCGGTTTCAGATAGAAATAATTTCAAAGCGGGAACATATATACCAGTTTCAAAAAAATTTATTACAGAATATACACCAGAAAATTATTTTTCCATTACATTTGGGTCAGGTAATGTTGACCCTATGGATAATTTAAATAACTACATGAACGGAGCAATGAAAGTTAATATAACTACCTTTTTAAACAATATGTCATTGGGTAATGTTCCAAAAGCAAATACTACATTATTTGTTAAATATAGAATTGGTGGGGGAAAAGAAAGTAATTTAGGTGTTAATGTTATATCTACAATAGAACTAATAGACTTTGTAATTAATGGACCAAATTCAAATATAAACGGACAAGTTGAACAATCATTAACTGTAACTAATGTAACGCCAGCAATTGGTGGTGCGGATGCACCGACAGTTGAAGAAATAAGAAATATGATAGCTTATAATTTTGCTGCACAAAACAGAGCAGTTACATTAAATGATTATAAATCAATGATTCAAACTATGCCATCTACGTTTGGTGCACCTGCAAAAGTCAATGTAATGGAAGAAGATAATAAGGTTAAAATACTTTTATTATCATATGATGATGAAGGTATTTTATCTGATGATGTTTCTAATACTCTTAAACATAATATATTAAATTATTTAACAAAATATAGAATGTTAAATGATTATTTAGAAGTATCTTCTGGTGAAGTTATTGATTTATCTTTAGAAATTGATGTTATGATTAATAAAAATGAAAATCAAACAGATATTTTAAGACAAATAATCGAAACTACTACCAATTTTTTTAGTATTGAAAAAAGAACGATGGGTGATCCATTGTTTGTGGGTGATTTAATGAGAGAAATAGGTAATGTTATAGGTGTTATAAACATAATAGACATTAGAGTTTTCAATAAAATTGGTGGAAAATATTCGATTTCTGAAGTATCACAATCATATGTTGATGATACCACAAAAGAAATTTCACAATCAGATATGATTATTTTTATGAAATCAAATCAAATATTTCAACTTAGATATCCAGAAAATGATATAAAAATTAGGGTTAAAAGTCTTACTTCCACTACATATTAATTTTTATTTTTCGTATCTTTCATTATATAAAATAGATTTAAATCTATTTATAGTAAATGATGGAAAAATTTAGAATTAAAACCGATATCGGTAGTAACCAAAAAATCACAGTTGAATTACAACAATCTTTTGATTTGTTAGAAATACTATCTTTAAAATTAACACAAAAAGATATATATACTTCATTATGTTCTGATTATGGTGTTGTTGTTGGTAGAATAACTGTTAACAATGGTTTCGGTGTACCAAACGCAAAAATTTCTATTTTTGTTCCTTTATCTGAAGAAGATGAGGATGACCCTGTAATTTCAGAATTATATCCATATAAATCACCAAGTGATTTAAATGAAGATGGATTTCGTTATAATTTATTACCAGCAAGAAAACAACATGGCGGACATGAAGCGACTGGTACTTTTCCAGATCAATTAGATATATTAACAAGGGACGAAATTTTAGAAGTATATGAAAAATATTATAAATACACAGTAAAAACAAATGATGCTGGTGATTTTATGATATGGGGTGTACCAATAGGTCAACAAATTTTACATGTTGATTTAGATTTATCGGATATTGGTTGTTTTTCTTTAAGACCATATGATTTTATTATAAATGGTGCTAGTGTCGGTCAATTTAAAAATAATTATGAATTTGATGCTAGTGAAAATTTAAATAGTTTACCACAAATAAAAACATTTGATAAAACTATCGAGGTTTATCCATTCTGGGGTAATCCAGAATTATGTGACATTTCCATAACACGAACAGATTTTGATTTATCAGAATATGGATTGAAAATAGAACCTAATGCATATCTAATAGGTGGAACATATACTGATTCAGATAAAATGTCTATCAATAAAAATTGTACACCCAAGAAAAAAATGGGTAAAAAATGTGAATTAATAACAAAATCTGGTATAGTTGAAGGTATAAGATTCACATCACAATATGATGAAGATGGAAAACCATTGTTAGAATATATTGAAAATTTAGGAACAATAGATGATGAAGGTTCATTTATGATTCTATTACCTATGAATATGGAATATATATATACAAATGAATTTGGTGAAAACGAATATACTAATAATCCCAACATTGGAATACCTACATCATCTTGTTATAGATTAAGATTAAGTTTAAATGATTCTGGCTTATCAAGAACAAGAACTATTGGTAGTTATTTAGTTCCAAATATAAGAGAATACAATGATGAAGAATCAAAATCTTATTCATTTTCATTAGATTTTCAAGACTACCCTGAAGATTCAATAGATTTAATTCTAAATTCATCAGACGGTTTTTTTCAACCTAAAGATTATTTTTATAGAGTCACGTATAATAAAGTTTACACTGTTTCATCTTTTAATGGTTCACATTTTAAGGGAAATACGATGGAAAAAGATAGATTTTTAGGTATTAAAGATGCTGTTCCAGGGGATGATGATGATTGTGGTGGTGACGCTGTAACACCACCTGTAAATTTTGGTGTTAAAAATTACACATTTCAATTATTAATTGCAGATATGTTATTATTTGTGGAACATGTGTTTAATTTAGTTATTTTATTGGTTTTTAATACTCTAGCAAATTTTTTACATAGTATTGCAAATATTTTTGATCAATGGCCAACTAGATTTTTAGAAGAACCATTTAGAAAGGGAGCATATAGTTTACAATCATCAGGACAAAAGAAATTATATTTAATAACATATCCAGAATGTGATGAATGTAGAGACGATGAAGATTTAAATTATAATGAAGCTGCGGGATTAATTAATGATGATAATTATTGTTTATTTGCTACCGCAACTATTTTAGGTAATAGTTCATCAAACGATGTTGAAATAACAAATATAACACAAGATAATGTAGTATGTACCGGAATTACAATATATACAGGTGTAACCGCAGAAGACGAATTGAAACAAGAATTAATAACTAATGGTAGTTCTTATTTTATTCTTTATAATGGTGTTCCTTTATATATAAGTGATGATAAATATTTTTATGAAGATAGTGGTACATTTTATTTTTTAGATAGAGATAGGGTATTTAATGAAAATATTACTTATAATAACGTACCTATATATTCATTAACTGTTTTTAGTGGTGATACTGAAGGTACTATTATTGAAATGGAATCTGGTTGTGATATTTATGATGTACCTTATAATGAAGAAGTTATAGAATTTTATTATGGACCTAATAGAGAAATTATTCCATTAAGTGGTTATACTGCAGGAATGGAAGTTTCAGGAACTAATTTATCAAATAGAAATGGTAATAGAAAACTTGTTGAAAAATATAAAAATGAAACATATAGTTTAATTACCGAATCTGGACAATCTGAATTTTCTAATGGTATTTTTTATGTTGTTCCTGGTACTCAAACAAATGGTCGTTTATTAGGTATTATATTAGAATATTACAGAAGAAAACGTATTGGTAC